AATTTTGTGACTATTCCTTCCAATAGTTATATTATTTGTATCTGCTGTGGCAGCAGAGTCAATAAATCTTATTTCATCTCCTAATGTTGCCGAACCTGGTAAAGTTGCTGTAACTGCTCCGCCTGTTGTATTAATAAAATAACCTTCACCTGCTACTGCATTAAAATTAGCAGTTTTTTCAGCTTGCCAAGAAGTTCCACCAACACCAGTTGGTAATTGAACCGTTGCACTAGATGCATTTAAAGTAGAACCAGAAGCTAATGTAAACGTTGCACTTGCAGGCACTGTAATTGTATCACTTGCCTCTCCTATTTGAAGAGCTGTACCCGACTGTGGTATTACTTTATCTACTTCAATCTGACTCATAATATAAATAAATTACCTGTAATCGTAAGCGAACCAGTAACTGTAACAGGACCAGCTAATACACCAGAATCCATTGTTTGTGAATCACTAATAGTAGAACTATGCGTATTTACAAATGTTTGTGCAGTCATACTAGCTGATGGTGTTCTAGAGGCTGGCAATGTACAAAATACCTCTTTCTCACCTGCTGAAAAATCCACTGCACTGTCACTATTAGATGACGAAATTACTGTTGTACGAGCTAAAGTTGTAGAGGAACCATTAAGTGTACCTCTGCCTACTTCAAATTCGTTTGCTGTACGATGAGCAATAGCATAAAAAGTTTCGTTACTGTTACCTATGCCTTGTGCAAAGGTTTCAAAACCGGTTATTGCACTACCTAAAGTTAGGGTGCCTGTGCCAGTTGTTGTAGTTAACTGCTTAACTCTATCGTTTAAGATAAAAGCCATTTACTACCTTATGCTAATCTTAATATAGCGTTAGATGCGTCAGCTGTAGGGAATTGAATTGTAAACGTGCCGTTAGTGCATGTTTTATCCCCACCGAAATTCAACACAAGAACAGATTTGTTACTCTCTGAACTATTATAGATCAAAGCGCCATGTGCTGTTATTGTTGCTGAAGTCCAAGACGTATCTGCGAAATCACATACTGCAGTTGTTCCATCTGCTACTGGTGTTACACTTGTAAGAGTATTACCTCCACCAGTGTATCCTGTACCTGAATACTCGTTAGTTGCTGTACCATCTGCGTAAGTAGCTGTAGAAGCACTTAAGTTAGATGAGTTAGTGTACAATGCAATTTTAAAAGTATCACCGGATGATGCAGTGAAATTATGCGTTCCTGTAAGAACCTGTGTTTTAAAACTGGTTGTTACAGTTGATGATGATATTGCCATTTTATTGTCCTCCTGTAGTTCCTAATGGTTTACTATAACCTGGTAAAATTGAAGGTCGAGGGACACGTATAACACCGTTAGCCCACTCATCTCTTCTTGCTCTACCCATTTGTTGTTGCGCAACCTGTTCTAATGCAGTTTCATATGATTGCGAATATGTTTGCAGCATTTCTGCTGGACCTTTCAAATACTTGAAAGCTTCTACAAGGCAACCATACAGCATAAGTGCAGGTGCGTTGTCTCCTAACCAAGTATTACTGTTAGTAGAAGTCATTCGTTCTGGTAATTTTATCAGACCTACTTCTACCTTAAAATCAGCACTTGGTGTTGGTACTACATATATAGTATTATAGTCCCATTGACAATAATACTTTGGTGTTCCAGTAGACGTTCTATCTGGGTGGTATTCATCCATAAAAGTAACGTCTTTTTGTTGTAAATATGTTCTATCTCCAGTGCCAGATGCCGGATAAATCATAACACTTCTTATTACAGAAAATTGTGTTGGAATAGTTTCGTCACCACCAGGTAAAGTTATAAATCCATTACCTGTGGTAAAATTAGAAAATTGGTATGACCTAAATACAGGTAAATCTATATCTCTTAAAATTTTATTTTCTGTGTGTTCTATAAAATCATTAACTATAGTGTCTGTTAAAACACTAGAATCTGTTTCTGTGTAATCTCTTATTTGTTGTACTAATTCAGTATATGTTGTCATGATGATAATGTAACTGGCCCTACCGAAGCCATTCCTCCTCCTCCAAAACCTGTTAAACCAGGTGCTGTTGTAACAACAACTGTAAAACTATCGTCAGTTATTGTGCTAGCTGATAAAGAGAAACCAGAAGCTGTTTCTAATTCAGATTCTGATGCACCAAGCAAAGGTGCTCCTACATCTCTAAATCTAATTGTATCGCTTGTTGTAAAACCATGTGATGGTGCGTTTACAGTTACAGTTGTACTAGACGTTGTAAAAGAAAAAGGATTTAATCCTAATAATCTTTCTGTAGATGGTTCTGTTCTAGCTGGTCTTGCGTTTTGCAAAGCTATAGGATCTGGCTCATGTTCTTGTGGCATAAGTTGTGGTGCTTTTGCTTCGTATTCACTAGTGTGAACACGCATACCATTCCATTCTTTTACCATTTCTGTGTATGGATATTCTAATCCACTACGATCAGAAATAAATTTAGCGTGTTTTCCTTTTGCGTATGCCATTAACAATTCCATTTACGCAAAGATTTATTAATCCTTGAATTAGGATCTCTAGCTGTCTTTGCACTTGTTCTTCTCTTCTTCATTCCTTCCATCCTTGCACAAAACGATTTACGTCGTTTTGCAGCTTTAGACCCTTTCTTTAGCTTAGAAGGTTTTGTAGTAACTGCAGTCTTAAGTTTAGAACCAGGATTGGCTCTACGATAAGATGCAACTCCTTTAGCATTTAATCCACCGGATTTACTTTTACCTTCTTTTCTTTGCCAAGCAGGTGTCTTAGCCATTTAGCTCCAAGTATATTTGCCACCCTTAGTAGCAGCACCCATCCCTAAAGATGTGCCAGTCACTTTACCTTTAGAAATAGCAAACTCTTCTGCTTTACCTTTTGCAGGTGCAATACCTTTTGTAGTTATTGCTCCAGCTTCTACAGCTTTTGGTATATCATTTTGTCCTCTGCCGTAAGAACCTATCTTAGCAGTAGATCCAGATCTACAGTTTGCTGTTTGTTTGTTGTAAATTCTGTTACTCATTAATCCTCCTTTTTACAAATACAATTGCCACAATCACATCTATCAATAGTGCATGAACCATCCACTATACAATGACATGTATGACCACATGTTTCACATTTTGGCATATTACCTCCTATGGTATGTATGCTTGTGCCGGTTTAACACGATATGAGACTCTTTCTCTATTCGCATCTGCCGTGCGTTTAAATTCTTCATCATAAATTAACTTTAAGCCTGCAGCCATCTGCGGTGCTCTTTTAATTGCTGTATAATATGCTAATCCTGAAACTAAACAAGGAAGAAAATAGAAGGGAACATCAGCTTCGTTTGTGTATGATCCTGCATCCATGATTCTGTTTATAAAAAAATATTTTAATATGTATGCTTTATCAGGGCTAGGATACACAAATAAAGTCATATTGTGTTCCGGTCTACCAGTATTTGTGCTACCGTTTACAGTTACCTGTCCGTTAATTAAACAAAACTGCGTTGGTCTAGCATCACCATTAGTGCCATCTTCCTGTTTTCTACTTAAGTTAAGATATTCAGTTCTAGATATTTTTGTAATAGTTACATCTGTAGTATCACTATTACCCTCTAAATTAGCCGTAGCGCCTGCAGTTGTTGTAATTGCAGCATCTATAATATCAACTACTTTTTTATTTATAGAATAGAAGTTTGTACCAGGTGTCATTGTTTCTGTAGCATAATCTATAGTCCATAAATTAAGACCACGATTTGCCCAATCAGCAAACATAAGATTTAAAGATCTTCTTGCAGATCGTAAATCATATCCACTACGTACCTCAAGACCACATCTTTCGTACGCTTCTTCTATTATTTCCTCTATTGAGAGGTTAAATGTTCTAGTGCCTGAATAAGCCATTTAAACCTCTACGGTATAGGTGTATATTCTTTTATAAATTCAACAACTAAACTTGCAGTATCATCATTAGTAACAGAAGAAAAATTAATTAAAACATCGCCTGTGTAATTAGCGGCTTTCGTGTTTTGCAAACCGCCTATAGTGCTGAAATCCATGTCGTCAGCAAAATTACAAGACCATGCAATTGGATTAGTTCCACTGTTAGCCCACTCTAATAAAAGTGGTTTAGTTGTTGCAGTGTTGTTAACACTCCACCATAATTTATTAATGTTGATAAAAGAACAAGCTGTACCATCATTCCTTGCATTTAAAGCAGATGCGTCAACATTAAATGTTTCAGCTGTGGTAGCAGCTATTTTAGCAGTAAATGAAAATATTGCTTTCTTGTCTCCGTCAAATAATTTTTTTGTATATTGTGCCATTTTTAATTCCCCTTGTACAAGGGTGGGGCCATTACTCCCCACCCACGGTTATATTGTTTAGCTATAGCTTACGTTTCTATCTTGCGCAGCCATAATGTAATCAATTGTAGTTACTTTAGTTCCAGTGGTATCACCAGAAACACTCATAGCCATTACTTTCATGTTAGCTGTTGGAATGTTTGTAGTAGATTGACCTACTTTGTTTCTGTTAATGTAAAACTCAACTTTGTCTAAGTTTGTTCCTTTTGTAGCAACAAGCCCTAAAGTTACATAAGTATCATTTTCCATTGTTGATTTTGTAGTGTCAGCAAACTCTACTAAAGTTTGTGTTCCACCAGATTCAGTAGTTCCTTTTACTATAGCAGTACCATCAACTTTTACAAAACCAATAACATTTGCTGATAGCAAAGCGTTTTCTGGGTTTGTAGTAAATGCTTCTGTAAAACCAACTAAGAAATCAGTTTGTGTAGCATCTGATATTTTTACTCTAGATTCAAAATATAATTTTTTACCAGCTGATGTAGGTAATGCAAAAGATTCTTGTTTTGCTTGTATTGATGCACCATCGTTATCAGTAGTAGCTGCTGAAGTTAAATTTACCTCACCACCTGTGCCATCTGCTGCAATTGCTGCTGATGCGCCTGAATCTTTTACGATAGTCCAATTGTGTGTTGCGTCTAATGCACCCTGTTCAAAATCATCCATATAGGTGAATTGATCGGGCCACATAGACATTTTTAAGTTTTCAAATGCACTTGCATTTGAGAATAGTACTGGGCCTTTAAAATGTGTAGCCATGTTATACTCCTTTGCCTGTATAGGGCTTTCGTTACCTCGTCACTATACTGTACTGCCTAGCCAGCCTTGGTAACTGTTTACTAGGTAGAGTGGGCGAACTAATTTCGCCCACTCTTAAAAGTTTACGCTCCTGGTGAAGCGAAGATACCTCTCCAGTCAGAGAATCCAAAAGAATATCTCTCTCTAGCTTTGTATCTAACGTTACCAGTATCGAAGTCGCCTTCCATTGCAGTTCTGATTGGCGCTCTAACGAAATGTTTTAATCCGTTAGGTGAATCAGTTTTAATGAAGAACGCATCAGTATCAGTTAGGAAGTTGTTTACCACATAACCTTGTGGAACCATTCCCATGTTTTTTAATGCGTTGATGTCATTGTCAGCTGTGCCAACTCTGCCATCAGATTTCATTAATCTTTCTGCAACAAACTGAAGTTGAACTGGAATGATCATTTTCATTCCACGAAGAGCGATTTTTAAACCTCTCTCGTCTTTCATATCAGCGATATCAATTAACATCTGCTCAAGCGAAGTTTCGTTTAAGTCAGCTGCAGTAGAAAGCTCGTTCTTTTGGTTTCCACTTAGCGTTGGGTGGTCAGTAGCACAAAGCTCCTTACCATCACCACCAGCAAAACTAGCATTGAACGCATTGTTCAATATGTTTGCTGCTTTGATTTGCTTAGTGTTAGCCATAGATCTTGCTAACGCTTTTGTATATCTAGTGCTGATTTTGTCGTAGAGGTTGTCCTCTACAGCTTCTTCAGTTAGTGAGAAAGCTAAAGCAACAGTCTCGTGAGTGTACCTAGCAGTGAAAGTTTCTTGAGCGTCTTCGTATACAATACCTTGACCCTCAGGCTTTACAGCTGCATTGGCAAACCCGCCAAGCATTACTTCTTCTTCAAAAGCACGATCAGAATTCTCTGTATCAAAGATTTCTGTGTGCTGGTTTTCGTATCGGTCATACTCTAACCCAAACAATGCGTTTAAGCCTGGTTCGAGTTCTTTGACCAATTGCATTCTTGAAATTACCATTGTTCAATATCTCCTAGGTTTATACGCCTGCTCCGTTATTGTAGTAAAGATGCTCGTTGAACTTAACAATAAAGTTAGCGTTCGCAGAAGCAATATCACTATTTTCCGGATCTTCTGAAATTCGGATTATTCTAAGTTGCGCAGTTCCGCCAGCAGCAGAACCAAGCGTGTTTCTAGATTGTCCGTCAACAGTAGAACCTGTGCCAGCTACGTGATCAGCGTTGTCACCGATAGCAGTTTGGCCTAAAGTTCCATTGTCTTGAATTTCAAAAAGCATGTTTGGATCGTCATAGACAAATGCCTCAAGATCACCACTGGATGGCGTAATTCCACCAGGATAGTGATTTGAGAATGTCGGCTTTTTAGTAGTAGGATCGTTATAGAAGCAACCGTTAAAAACACCTAAGTTAGCAACATCAGTAACAGCACTTAATTCAACTGTTCCTCCACCTACTAACTTTACGATATCGCCTTTAAAAATTGCAGTAGCGTAGCCATTAGCAATTTTGTACTTTGACGTACCTTGTGTCATTGGAGCGCTTCCTAATCTACCCACTGGTCTCATGCCGAATGGCGCATTTTGATTAGCCATGATTATCTCCTTACATAATTGTTATAACACACTCACCCCGAGTGTGTTAATTTTGTGTAACTATGTGTAAAAAAACTTTGTTAGTTTTTGTTGCCACCAAATGTTACGCGAGAACTTCTCTCTTTCGAGATTGGCATGCTAGGATGTTGATCTTTAAGAGGATCGTTTGCAACTGCGTCATCTTTATCTTGCGTAATTTTTGCAAAATATTCTTTTCGCTGTTCAACAATCTCATTAGGGATTCTTGCTAACATTAAACCTCCAACAGCTATTACACCCGCATATCTACCTGAATCAATTGCTGGCCATTCCATTTCCGGATATTCATCTGCTCTCACAAATTCCCATCCTTCTCGTAGTCTAGCGGATACATTTTTTTGATCCAACTGTCCTACTGCTTCGGCCCTTATCCAACGGTGTTTAAATCCGTTAGGC